GGTTTAACACCAATACGGGGAGTGGCAGTTAACAGACCCAATTGAATTTCGGCACGTGCTGCACTGGTATTATATTCCTGCATTGGAATGACCGATTCTGCAATACTCATGCCGTAGAAGTTACCCGGTAAAGGTTTTGGACACATGTTAGCAACAGGGATAAATTCTACTTCACGGGCGCTGATGATATAACTGCCACTGTAAATCAATTCAATTAGTTCAAGTTCACCGTCACCATCAATATCATATTTGTTCCATACTGTGACGATTGACACTTGTCTGCTATCTGGATCTGCACTTGCCGCGCTACTTACAGGAATACCCATAACTGGGACGCTGTCACGTGCGTGGATTGCTAAGTTGTTTAGAACGCTACCTGCTTGATAAGCACCGTTCATGTTGTATTCTGCGTGTTTCTCAAATTCTTCTAGGTTAATGCCTGGATACAATTCCATTGCTTCCTGAATTGTCATTGGATCGTAGTAACCACAGAATGGTTGATCCTTCATTTCTGGAACAGTAGGATCACAAATCCAATAGTGCTGTGCAATAGGATGGAACTTGATGTTCAATGCATAACCAGTAAGTTTATACTTGGCTTTGTAAATTGTGTTACGTTTAATTGCTTCGTTTAGGATCTCTTCTTGACTGCCAGTATACTCACCCATTAGAGTCTGCTCGTCAGCACCCAGTGGCATCTCATTATCTTCTGGAAGAGTCTTAAAACTTTCCATTGTGCGACCAATCATGTCCTCAGCAAACGCCATTTGGTTTTCACCCAACATAGTTTTTGCTTCAGCCAAAACTTTCAACATATCAACACTTACCTGACGCTTACTTTGGCGTAGTGCTGTTAGACCGCTTTCTGCTGCTTGTGCTTCAAATGCTTTTAGTTGGTCCAGTGTGCCTTCTGTTTCAACATAGCGAGTAATTTGCTCACGCACTGGTTTGATCATCATCATACCATTTTTGTGCATAGCCGCATCCATGACCCAACGCTCTAGAATAAAGTGTGGATCATTCATTTGGTTAACAACTTTGCTAACCATGTTAGTTGCTTGTCTTGCGGCTGCTTCATCCATCTCGCCATCAGCAACAAATTCAAAGTTAATCTCGCCGTTGGGCATTAGACCTTTAGTAATAACCGCAGTTGCATAATCAACAACAGGTTTTACACTTGGATGAATGTAATCAATGCCATTAACAGGGGCAGTAGAATCTGTAACTGCTAAACATAGATAGTGATAATCACTTGCTCTATTCACAGCATTCTTTGTGCCCAAATAACGCAGATAAGACGCCATCTTAACGTCCATTTGGTTTTTCATTCTAACGAACGTGGCATTTTGTTTTTTGTTCTGGTTGATATTCTCAACTGGGATATTTTTTATGTCTAACATCGGGAAGCGAGTCCTTTATATATTCACTTATTTAGCGTCTTTTTTATCAGGATTTTTGGGCTCCTCTTTGGGATCTTTGCGACCAAATATTTTATCCCAATTATCTCTAAATTGTTCTCTAGGAACTTCAAAGGGGCGTGGCACTGATCCTTTACCCATATTTTACCTCTTTATTAACACTCGTTTAGCGATGTCTGCACCGCTAACTACACCTGCATAGGCCAATAACATTGTCCAATCTATCGTATTGACATTATGAATGATTACATAAGTGCAGGTAGCATAACAAACACCCGTCCAAAAACGTGTTGTGCTAAAATTACCTGCGCTATCGCTAAAAAACTCTTTAATCATTCTGGTATAATAATACGAGGACGAGTCAGCTCATCCTGAAGATCACAAGCATGGCATTTAACACCAATTGTATCCTCATCATCCAGTTCATATACTGTATGTGGTGTTTTTGCTGTTAAAGCTGCTGCTTCAAAAGCCTGTGCATGTCGCTCACACAAAATCATTGTGTTTTGTTCAATAGCACAAACAAATCTTTTATCAATTACTTGGGTCATATGTTCTTTTCCATTCTGGTCTATTACTATAATCTCTAGTTATATAACGGTCACGTTGTGCTCGCATACGCTCTGCAGGTGTTCTGTTATCCCAGGGTTCTGCAATGCCTTGTAAACATGCAAGTAAAGCATAACGAGCACTATCAATACAATCGTCTGGGTCACTAAATCTGCCTTTTTCATCTACGAAATAATTTTGTGCTTCACTGAGAAAATGTGTGCAGTTTTCATTGACCATTAGGCTACCAACTTCTAACATCTGTCTCATTTGGTTTATACCAAAACTCTTGTGGTTAGTTACCCTACCCTGACTATCAGGTGGGTTCATAATAGGTTTATCTAACACATTCAGTTCGTAGTTCGTGAATAACTCACGAATACTTTCACTGCTCATTGTGTATCTGCCAGCAGTGCTTGCGTCAGCAGGCAAAACAATAGGACAGCCAAACACCTCTGGGCGAAGCAAATGATTGATATATTGCATGGGCACGGCTTCTTCAACACCTTGCACAACAATCTGTCTATGTAGGAAAGCAGTCTTCTCGTATGGGTCCCAGTACATTAGACTGATAACTGTTTTGTCATTAACAAGTCCCAAGTCCAATGCAATAACTCTATGTATGTTGGGCATTGCGCTGAAATTAAATTCTCCAGTTTTATATGTGGGCCAGTTACCCAATTGAAACACAGCACCCTTGCCCATAACTGGTTTACCAGCAATACGAGCCTCACGCTCATGTGGTAAGTAATCGCGTTCTAACTGTTTGCGTGTTTCCATAAGCAAGAATGGTTCGCCCCAGGGACTATACTCTGGAACATCATCCCAACTTACACGAATATATTCATAGCCTGGTTCATGATTCCAGAACTTGCTAACCAATCCGTTTAAGCCTTTTAGTGGAGTAAACGAACAGAGCACTTTACCCTGCGTAGTAGCAGTACGTGTAACAACTTCACTGAAAAAGTCATCTGGTGGTTGTTCATCAAATACAGCAAGGTTCAATTTGAAACCCTGTAATTGTCTAACTTCCTGTGTATAGTTAGCAAATAGTAGATAGCTGTTTGCACCCGAGACATGCTTAATTTCAACACCAATACAGTTAGCGCCATCATTCCGCATAGTATCAACAATAATACAATCACGAGGAATAGCGCCTGTGCCAAGATTTTCCGTAATTTTAACATCCTGTGTGCCTAATAATTCATTTTGCAGAACAAGTGCTACCTGACTCCAACCCTCACCTGCTACCATAGCTGTAATAGGGCGAGTGAATCTATGGCCTTCCCACCAATCTGGATAGCGTCCAGTTAAATGCATTGCTGTTTCAAAACAAGTGCTAACTGTTTTACCAACTCGGTTAGCAGCCAGAATACCACGACGATCTGCTGATCCAGTTGCAAAGAATTTCTTTTGGTGTTCAAATGGTCTAAAGTATTTTAATGCATTATACTTCATGTCATCTGCAACAGTAAACACTAAATCCTGTAATTTATTTTTTACATCCGTGGTTGCTCTTTTAAAGAAATCTAACGAAAGTTTATTTTCATCCAGAACATGTCTCAATGCTCTGGACATTATAATGTCTGTGCCTAGCATTAGTGTTTTGTTTGTTCAATCAATTTGTTGTTGATGAACTCTTGTAAAACAAGTAGATTCTCTCTACCTAATAGCATGTGGAATTCAATATCTTCCTCGCCGTCCTCATTGAAGCGAAAGGCAATATGGCACATATCATCATCTACCCAGTTTGCACCAATATCAACACTACTGCTTTCATCATGAATAATATTGTGCAGTTGCATTTGATTAATTAGACTCATTATTGTCTCCTACAGGATGCATAGCACTGATATGTGCTAGGTAATATAGACCTTCACTTAGATCTCTTATTTCTGCTGCTGTGCTGACCCATGTTGCAGGATCAGCAAGATCAGTAGGTTTGGCTGTAAGCATAGCCTGTAAGCGTTCTGCTGTTAGCCGCATTACATGCTCAACTTGACCAGGAAAGCGTTGTTTAAACGCCTCCCTATGAGCCCGATTGACCTTTTGCAGTATCAGCGTATCACGAGTAATACGCTGTTGCTGTGCTTGGTCTATAATAGACTTTGTTGGTTCCATCACTTATCCAAATCCCAGGGATTGAATGCTGCCTCGCTAGTAATGCTTGCAAATTCACGATCAACGAATGTGTCCCATTGTGTTCCACCGTTAACACGGAATTTATCACTTTGCATCATAGCACGTAGACGCTTACCCTGTGTTGTTAGCGTGCCATCTTCACGTACTGCAACTTGTTCACCAGTGCGTGGGTCAAGCCACTTCATAATCTCTGGACGCTCACGACCATACTTGTCAATTTTAGTGCCAAAAGGTTTTAATTCCAATGGACCCATAATTTCATAACTGATCTGTCCATTTGCGTATTTGCGGAACATTACATGAACCTTTTTGTCTTCTGCACGAGCATCTGGATCAGGATGAGGAACCATAGGTGTGTAGAATGTGTTTTGTATTTCACTCATTGGTGGTAGAGTTTTGTCTCTTGCAGGCTTTGCACGTAGAGGTTCTTCTGGAACCAATTCACTTTTCTCTACATAGGGGTTATCACCACCAATAAACTTTTCATCAACTTGTATACCATTTAATACATCCATGGCAACTTGATATTTTAGTTTGTTAGCACGACCTTTTAAGTTAAGAACAATACCGGTTTCATCAAATACGAAACGCTCTAGTTCTTTGGCAGTTGGAAAGTCAGTCATTAGACCTTCTAGGTCATAGTCTGCATTGCTAACTGATTTTGGTGCTTGAGGTGCTGTGGCTGCGATATCTTCTGCAACCTGTTGAATTTCTTCTGCTGTGGGAGCATCGTCCCATACGTTTTCTTCAGCCGCTGTGGCTTTTGTTTTCTTGTTCATTGCATTTTCCTTTGCTATAAAAACTGGGTAGATTCTGTCTACCCAGTATAGTTATTTAACGTGTTCTTCGTCTTAATATACCACCTGCGTTTACTGGTGGTTTATATCCAACTGGAGCAGGTCTCAATCCACCAACGAATTGTGGCGGTTGTTGTCTTGCCGGTTCCATAGGCATACCAATACCAACATTAGGACCTAGTTCAGGACGAGGTTGCATGATTGGTTGAGGTGCTGGACGCATTGGTTGCGGTCTAGTCCTCTGCACTGGCATTTGTCTTTGAACTGGTTGTGTTATTGGTGCAGGCGCAGGCATTGGTGGTTGGAACGGACTTGGTTGAGTATAGATCGGACTTGCCACTTGTTGCTGAACTTGCTGTGCAACTGTATTGATTGGTTGTGTAAAATTCTGTTGAGGAATTTCATAAGGCATACCAATGCCAACATTAGGACCTAATCCTAAATCAGGACGAGGCATAAAGTTGGCTGGAGGTTGTGTCATTGGCTGAGTTATTTGCGGTTCAGGCATTGGACTAGCCATTGGTGGTGTATAGGGCGTTGGTGAAGTTGTCATTGGAGGAGCATATACATCCGGTGCGGTTGTTGCACCAGAGTTTGCACCCAATAAATTACCTAAATCAAAACTGCCATCCATTCCAGGTTGGTTGGGCTCCATGGGCATACCAATGCCAACATTAGAACCTAGTCCTGGTGTAGCACTATACAATGCTGGACCCATTAGAGCCATGCCCATGATTATTTCCTCGGTGCCTTATACTTGCCAGGTAGTTTGCTACCATTTGCAGTAGGATTGGTCTTAGGACCTGTATTGCTATGCATGCCTTCTAGTGCAGGATTGGTTCTACCTGCTTGACCACGACCACGCATCTCTAGTGCATCTGTTACAACTTTGGCTAGTGCAGATTTTTCACTTCCACTGGCGCTTTTTGCGCTAAGGAATGCATCGCGCTTGCTAGGTGTGCCTGCGTTACCAGTAGTAGGGCCACGCTTTTGGTTAATGTTCTTTGTTGCCATTATTGTTGATTTCCTTTAGTTGGACCACGACCTACATTAATTTTGTTTGCGTCGCCCTTGTAATTTTGACCTGCACTTGGAGTCCAGTCACGTGTGCCACCAGGAGTGCGAACTTGTTCACGACCAGTAAACATGTCTTTACCTGGCTTAATTGCTGGTAGAGCACGAGTTGGGGGTTCACGATGAGCGCCTTGCATAGCATCATAATCTTGGTTGCCCTTAGTTGGACCACGACCAAAATTTACTAAGCGACCATCATTGCTGTGTCCGCTCCATTGATTTTTTGCCAAACGGTTTGTAGTGCGATTTACGCCATCGCCTGCCATGCCGTTGAAGTTTAGATTTTTATCTTGTTTCATTTTTTGCTTCCTTTAGACTTGGGAGTCTTTTTAGCCGCTGCTCGTTTAGTTGAGTATGCGATTGCCACGGCCTGCTTTGGAGGCTTGCCAGCAGCGATTTCTTTCTTAACATTCGTCTGGAATGCTTTTTTGCTTGTAGATTTAATCAACGGCATAGTTATATTTATTCCTCTGGATTTACGTCATTATTGACGCCTGTAAGTTTAGCCAATGCTTCTGCAAATGCCTGTTTCTTAGATTCAACTGCTTCCGCACTATCTGTGACTTCAATTTTAGCCAAACTGTTCATTACTTTGTTCAATATCAAATTGTGATATTTTAACACCGTTTGTTTATCGCCCTCATTACGTGCTTGTAAGAAGTCGCTAACTAATAATTCTTCATAATCTCTACCACCAGTTTGCTGATGCAACTGGGCTAGTAAACTACCAATACTCACTTGGTCTTTGCTTCCTGGCTTGCGGCCTGCACCTGGTCTGGCACCACCTACTTTGCCTTTTGGTTTCTTTTCTATGCTGTTGTTTTCCATACTTTTATTTAGTGTTCCAAATTCTGGGTTTTAGAGTGTTAAATATTGCTATTAGAAAGGCATAGCAATGATTGAATACTCTTGGCGTAACGCCACCGGAAATGATGTGCAGGACATCGTTAGAATGGCTGAAAGTCATTTTCAAACTGAAATAGATACTATTTTTACTCCTGATCCTGTTGCTTATAGTCGCAATATAACTCTAGCAGTGGTAAACCAATTCTATCTGCCCACCACAGAATTACTAAGTGTTGCCAGATCAACTGAGGGGCGCCTATTAGCATATACTTGGGCTCGCAATAATGAGCGTGCTGCCTGGAGTGATGACAATATGATTGTAATTCGTATGGCTCATGTTAGTCTGGATCTTAGTGCAAGAGATAGAATTAGGTTGATTACTGATATGCTGACACTTTGGGAAAACTTCGCTCGGTTCTCTAATACGTCTATCATCTGTTCTACAACAATGCGTAGAGATCAAGATGCCTTCCTCAAACTACATGCCCGTAATGGTTATGACATTCGAGGAAGTTACGCTTATAAGAGATTGACGACAACACAAGCTACTCCTGCCAATTAGTTGATGCCCCGAGCAGAAAGCCAGAAAATAACTCGGGTCCTTGATAGTCGTCCTGCTGGCTTAACTGAGCGTAGAATCTAACATCCAAATATGTTTAGCAAGAGCAAGAATACGATCCTGTGCATAATTTGCAATTTCATCGTGTTCTTCCTCTTCAGCAATCTCCATCAGTTCTATATAGCAAACTTTTAATTGCTCCAAATCACTTTTCACATCAAATAGCAGATCGTCTGCTGAACCTTCCATGCACATGGTACTAACATTAGCACCTTGCATAACATCAGTTAGATCGCAGGGCATAAAAGCCTGTAGGCTTCTAAGCAATTCAGCGATTGTGTCAATTTGACCCTGTAGATCTTCATAGATACCACCCAATAGCGCATGGTCGCTGGCAAAATTGCGACCCATCGTGTTTACATGGGCTACATGGCTACGAAAATAAGCCATAAAATTGTCATTAAAGACTTGTGTTAGTTGTTCTACTGTGGTCATCATATTACCTATATTGTGCTAGTTCTTGTTGTGTCCAAGGACGGCCTGTTCTTGGATTAATTTCCATGCCAGCATATGGTCCTTTAGTTGGGAATGGGTATTCTTGACCAATGTTGCCTGGAGTTAACATTGCGGCTGCTCCAAGTCCACCTTTTACAACATTGCCAACAATTCTATTTGCTGCCAATTGACGAACCATGTTAGTAGTTTTGTCTATTAGACTAGGTTGTGTCTGGGCAGGTGCTGCGGGCGCTGTTGCAGGTGTTGGTGCTGCCGGAGCAGCGGGTGCCGCTGGCGCAGAAGTCATTGGTCGACCAAATTGGTCTAATAGTTGGCTAGGTGCGACAGGACGAGCCGCTGCCTGACCTGCTTGTTGTGCCATGCGTTGTTCAAAACGTTGTGCGATACCTTGTTCACTGGCTAGTTTAGCATCAGCCAATGCCTGAGCAGCCTTAGCACTCTGATCCCATCTATTATAAAGTGCTTTACCACCCAGGGCCGCTGCTGCCGCACCTGCTGCAGGAACTGCATAAGGTGCTAGACCTAAGCCTGCTGTTGTTGCAACAGATGATGCGCTCGTTCCAGGAGTTTCTATTCTAGTTGTAGGAGCAGGAGGCTCACCTATTGATTCTGGTGCGGCCTGTTGCTTTTCTTCTCTAGACACTTTTGGATTGGATTGCAAAAATGCATCAATCTCCTCATCACTATAACCTGCTGCACGAGCAGCCTCACGATCAAATGCCATTTTTATTCCTTATCTAATAAACTCTGTTAGTTTTGGTCTTGCAGCCTTCTTGGCATAATCCGTTCCAAGATCCCAACTGCGTGTTTCGCTATTCCATTCAGGAGTTGGGTAGTATTTAAATGCATCAACCACTGCACCAGGGTTTTTACCATCTTTGTTATACTTGGCAATATATGCTGCTCGTGCTTCAAAGATTTGGTCATATTCTTTTTGCCTACGAGACTTTTCTTTACTCCATTCACTATTGAATTGTTCAGTAGTTTTTATGTCAGGACGTGCTGCTTTAAAGTCCGCTCTGGCAACAGCCATGTCATTAACGAACTGGCTGCGTGCCATATCAGCAAGACCAGCATAAAGGGGTTGTCTTGTAATGTCAATGTTAGCCTGACGGTTAGCTTTTTGTTCTGCATCACTTACAGCACCTGCGCCAGCGTTAGCCTTTAATGTCTGTGGGTTAACTTGTGTTGCTAGGTTGATTTGACGATATAGAACATCTTTTTGTCTATCAGTTAGGTTCAAACTTGCTACTCTAGTGCTTAGATCTGCTTGATCCTTAAAGTTGCCTGTTACTAGGTCACGAATAATGTTGCCAACTTCGCTGCCACTGCCACCCTGCAATAGACCAGCAATTTCTGGATTATTCAAAATGCCATCTGGACCTTTAATCTGTTCTTTACGAATACGAGCAACTTGTCCGCCGGCATCTGCTTTAGGTGTGATGTCTTCAGCAGCATATTTGACAAATTGCTGTTGTTGTTCTTTATTAATTGCAACACCTGTTTGCATCTCACTGATAGGTCTTTGCACGCCACCCATTCCCTGAGCAGGAACCGCTGGTGCTTGACCAGGTTGTGCCATAGTAGGAACACGACCTGCGCCTGGTTGGGCCATTGCGGGTGCTGCCTGAGGTGCTTGACCTGCAGGAGCGCCAGGGAATCCAGCCACTCCAGGAACTGCTGCGGGTTGTGCCAGATCGTAGCCATAAGCCTGACGGAATTGTTGTCTTTCTTCTGGAGATTTGAATGGACCATTTAGAGACACATATTCTTTTTCTGCATCCAAAACATTCTGACCATGTTTCTTAGCAAGATCAATAACAAGACCGCGATCCATTTTACGCAATGCGCCTGCTTCTTCTAGTTTTGTTAGACCAGTTGTTGGACCAGTATAACGAGCACCGCTTGCAGCATCTACTAGACGAGTTCTACCTTGTTCGTCACTTTGAGCACGTAAAATTTGGCCTGTTGGGCTCTGGAAGAATGTGCCGCTTGTTGTTACTTTAGCGCCACCTGTTGCATAACTTACTAAGTCATTGCTTGCAATCTCTTTACCATCAGTTGTATAACCTTTTAGTGGTAGGCCCTTAGCATTGACCTGAATCAGTGCTGATTTGCCTTCAGCATCTTGACCCTGAACCCATTTATTACCAAAACCTAGTTTGATAGCTTCTTCACCTGCAAGTTGTGGGCTAATGAATCCAAGTAGAATCATTTTTAGCCAACTACCATCTTGATTTTGTAGTTCTTTAGCAATAGTATTGCCTGCACGACGATCACCTGCTGCCGCAGCGGCTGCAAGTGTTTTTGCTTGCTCTTGTGCTTGCTTCTTTTGAACTTCCATATTCATAAGTTCATAAGCACGGTCACCTGCACGTTCACGAATAAATGTGCTGGCATTTTCATCATTGCGTAGAGCCAATAGTTTAGCAGGATCATCTTGAACTTGTTGGTACTGATTAATCCATTGGCTGCTATCCACTTGTGCAGGAGCGCCACCCGGAGCCTTCAAGCCCATGCCTGTTTGACCAGTTGCTAGACTATATTGGCTAGGTTCTGTGGGCTGTTGTGCTGTCAATTCAGTAGGACTTACTGGTGCCGAAGGTTGAGCCGCACCACTTGCTGGAGCTGCCTGACCACCTAGACGAGCATTAACAATTCTACGAACGTTTTCTTCACCACCATTTGCTGCCGCTGCTTGAGGACTGATAGCACCAGTTTGCAGATAATCTGCTAGACCCTTAGCGCCTAAAAAGTGGGCTGCTGCTAAATTGTTTTGTGTAGGTTCAACTCCATATGCTTGCAAATATTTTGCATTTTGTTGTGTATAAGCATTTTGACCAGCAGTTAGTTGTTCTGGAGTTGCTTGTGTAATATCCTGTGGTAGACTAGGATTTACTCTACGAGCATCTGCCCAACCAGCGGCTGTTGTGCCATATGGACCATATGCACTGCTTAGTTGTTGATTGTGGAAACCGATATTTGGACGATTGCCACTTTCTTGTCTTTGAATCATCCTGTTGTAATCTTCAGGACTGATAGGTGCTACAGGTTGTGCAACTGCTGTTTGTTGAACAGGACGAACTCTTGGCTGCTGAATAGCAGGAGCCATTTCTTCCTTGGTTGTTCGTTCTACAGTGCCATCACCGTAAGTTTTAACTTCTTGAGTTTTTATTGCAGTGTTGGCATACTCTTCTTCACGCTTACGGCGTTCTTCTTCAGTTTCCCAATCACCCAAGTAATTTCCTAGTGCGTCATATTGTGCTGCCATTGTTAATCCTTAAAACTTAATACCAAAATCTACACCAGCCTTATAACCACTTGTAGTTGAACCTTGAGTCCCACGGAAATCAGGTGTATAACTTGCAGCAGGTGTTCCAAAGATAACACTAGCGTATTGGTTGTATAACTGTTGAGGTGTCATTGCGGCACTTACTTGCTGTCCGGCAGCACCAAGTGCTTGACCAATTCCGCCCTGTCCTAGTTGAGCAAGTGTTGTGCCAACTCCTGCACGTTGAGCAGCAATATCACGTTGAACCTGAGCGGCTGTTTGCATTTGAGCAGCCTGTGTAGCACCAGCAAGTTGGCGATCTGCAAGCGCCTGTCTTGCACTGCCTAATTGTCCAGCACCACCAAACATTGCACGTTGACCAGCAACGTTCTGCATATATTGTGCTTGTGCAGGAGCCAATGCTGCCTGAATTTGATTGGCTTCGTAGTTAGGATTGAATAGACTTTCTAATCCTGAAATGCCTGTGCGTAATGCGCTTTCACCAGTGCCACCTAGTGCTTCCTGAGCCTGTTGTGCTGTGGCTGCTTGATTTTGGGCAGCATTTAATACGCCACCTGCATTTTGTTCATATACGTTAGTTGCACCTCTAACAGCACCTTCGTAAGTTGGAGCAATGGTGCCTGTGAAGAAGTCAGTCTGCGCTTTAATTTGCGCTTTCTGTTCCTCTGTCAATGTTGGTGTAGATGTTGACGAACTTTTACCGAAACTCATAGTGTTTCCTTTATATTTCTAATATTTAGCGTTTCCAAGTCCACTATTATACAGGGGCCACTGGACCGGCTACCGTCTGGGTGCCTATTGGTGTTGTGTATGGTGCCCAACGTGTAGCAGGTGCTGCCGCTGGTTCACCCAAATAACGACCCTGAGCAGCAAGTGCTACTTCTTGAGGTGTTAATTGTTTAAATTGTTGTTGCTGTCCCCAAGGTGTAGCAGGAGCATAACCACTCTGTGCTAGTTGTGGGTTAAATGTTTGTCCACCTTGGAATGGATGACCACCCCAATAGTATTGGCTCTGAACATCATTTGTTGTCTGATACATTGGAACAGCCTGAATCCAACCTGGGTTTAGACCATAATCAGTTTTAACTGATAATGGTGTTCCTGGTTTAGGAGTATAAGGCGTTGGAGGAGGCGTTACTGGAGGTGTAGGTGTCACAGGAACTACTGGGAACACTGGACCAACTGGAGGCTCAACTACTGGTGGTTCCGTTACAGGAGGCTCAGGAGTTACTGGAGTATCAACTACTGGAGGTTCCGTTACAGGTCTATCACCGACGATTGTAATATCACCTAAATCTGTTGGTGGCTCAGTAGGTTTAACTGGCCTATCACCAACAATGACTAACTCACCTAAATCTGTAGGATCTGTAATAACTGTAGGTTCTTTAGGTGCGGTAATTGTAATCTCACCTAGGTCTGTAGGTGTGCCGCCACCTGGTGCTGTGTACGTGCCGCCACTGTTTGTATGAGTGCCACCATTAGTATCTGTCCACATGCTTGAACCATCTGGATTGATTGTTAGCCAAGTGCCATCATCATAAGTGTAAGTTGCACCACCACCTGTGCCACCTTGAACAGTTTCAACACGATGACTTCCACTTACACCTGTAATAGGATCAGTATAGGTTGT